CCCCCAGGGGGGTCGTGGGGGGTTTCCCCCCAACTTTGAGTTTGTTGGCAGCCGAGACAAATGATATTTTAGTTTTATTGTGCATAATAAAGTATTGTGCAATCATGCCTTGTAAAGTTTTCATCCGATTTGCGATAGGGCTGATTTGATTCTCTATCACAATTTCATCAATACTAGATAAATGGTCAACCAATTCTTTGTTAAAAGCATCTCTCATGGCTATACCTATTTGAATTAAATCAAAATCATTTGCAACTACTGCATTGACCGGTTGTAACATATTTTTATCCATCCACTGCATCACTGTTCTCAAAATATCATCTTTTTTTACGGAGGTTGCTTCTAGAGGAATATTATAATCTTTGACTACTTTATGTAAATCGACTAATTTCATCTTCTTTATTTTTTTATGAGAGATGTTAGCGGTTGGAATAATAAAGGTGGATTTTTTTGCATGAGTGGGACAGAAATTATCTATTGTCGTCTGATTAGCAAGCGTCTGATTAGCAAGCGTCTGATTAGCAAGCGTCTGATTAGCAAGCGTCTGATTAGCAAGCGTCTGATTAGCAATAGTAAATTTAGCCTTTTTGTTACATGCTTGAACAGTACAACTAGGCACCGATCCGCATAAATTAATGACATCCCATAATAAAATCTCTCTTGTATTTGTCACCTTATTATCATCAAAGAGACAATACGCTAGATTTTTTATACCAACGTCAATACTTAATAACTTCATTATAGCGTTAATAAGTATTATATTTAATATCATTTTACATATAATTATGAGTGCTAATGTAAATGTAAATACAAATGAACAGACGACGATTATCACGAAAAAAAAGGGGCATAAAAGTGAACAAATCGATTTATTATTAGAGCAGAATAAAGCCTTGCAATTACAATTACAGTTCCAGCAACAACAAATCGATCAACTTTTACACCTCAATTCACAAATATTAGTTAATACTGATAAAATGGGAAAACATATTGACTTTATTAACAGGTCTTATGATAAAATAACTCAATCTTATTTCTTTAAAAATCTATTAGGTTGATTTTATATTAATTCGCTCGAGGAACACCTTGTGTTAACAATTCAGATTGAGAAAATACCGGTGTTACCATACGAGCCTGTAAAGTATAATCGGCCAAGTATAGATTCTTCAAATCGCTATTTTCATAACCATATTTAGCGGTTTGGTCTAAACAAGATTTGTATAAATAAGGGCTATTATTAGAAATCGGCTGTTGTCCGGAGCCAAATTGGGCGGTATTCGCACAACAATCGCCAGCAGCGCTCAACTTGTTAAACTCAATAATCGTATCTGCATTTTTAGATAAATATTGCCGATATTGCCAGTTAGATGTTATATTGGCTTCTTTCTTGATACTCTCATTAATAACAGCACCAGGCTGCCAATTGGCATAATTACGTCCATCGTGCATAATAGGAGGAAAATTAGAATGAATATTATTAGAACCAGCGTAACACGTTCCCCAACTCATTTGTATATACAAAATATTATATAAAATATTTTGTATTAAATTTAAAGAGAAAAAGGATTACTTTTTCAATAAAGCCAAAAGTTCAGGCTTCTTTAGTTTTTTAGCTTCATCTTTAACGGCTAGATTTAAATCGGCAACAATCTTTCGCAAATCATCTACTTTCATGGATTCATAAATAATATCGGTTTTTGCTGCATCGGAGTGCGTTGCATCTGTGTGCGCTGCATCTACCGATTGCGTTGCATCTATGAGCGTTGCATCTAAATCAAATACTTTTAAAGAATCTTGGATTAATAAGGCGGACGAAGAATCGAGAGATACCATTTCAGGTAAACTTTCAAAATCTAAAGTTAAATTATCTGAAATCAATTCTAAAGATACGACAGAAGAGTCTTGTGAAATAGCCGAAGGAATGATTGAAATCTTTGCATCTTCCTCATCTTCTGAATCACTTCCGCTTTCGTCGTCACTGTCCTCGCTATCAGACTCCTCGTCACTGTCATCATCGTCCTCGTCATCCGATACAACGATTTTTTCGTTACGTCTAACCGCTTGAAGAGCTTCTTCGGAAGCAAGATGGTTTGCACCTGCTACACTAGCACCTGCACCCATTGCACCTGCTACGCCTGCACCCATTGCACCTGATTCTGCCATCACACATGCTCCGGAACCCATTGCACATTGCCCAAACATCATTCCACCGCTCCGAATATCATTTTGTACATTTGTAATAAACGCTGTCAAGACACGATTTTGTTTTTCAATGGAACTTTTAACTTCGGCTAAACGCATATTGAAATAGACAAAAATAAATCCGCAAAAAACCAACGTAATAAATATAGGTACTAAATTCGTTCCACAAATCTTCATTATTGAATATGGTAGATATTTTTTAAATAGTTATTGAACGAATAGTTTGTTTATCATATGATTAGTTCTTTCAATGTATTACTTGTCATATCAATAATCTCGGTCGGATATTCTAAATCCTTTAAAACTTTAATACCGCCTTTAATTTCAGAAATGCCTTTTTCCATTTTATAGGTGTATTTAAAATCGTCATCTATTAATTCTATTTTCATGTGATAATTATCCATCTGCTTTTCTTTTTCCAGACGTTTACAGAGATCCAAGAAATGGGTTGTAAGAACGAAATTTACACTATCGTATTTATGTAAATATTTTAAGAATGCATAAGCACTGCTAATTGCTTCATAAGGATTGGTGCCAGAATATAATTCGTCAAAGACACAAAAATGTCTTAAATTGCTTTTGCTTGCATCCGCTTTGCTTGCATCCGAAATCTTACTCAATATATCTTTACATCTCTTTGCTTCCGCCTGAAACAAACTATCTCTCGCCGATGTATCAGGAATATTAATATAGCAATGAATCATGTCATAAGGTATGAGCGATGCTTTCTTGTAAAATCCATAACCTAATTGTTGGGAGAGAATAATATTGAAAATAGTGGCTTTCAGTAAAGTGGTTTTACCGGCAGCATTTGGGCCTGTAATCAATAAATGTTTATCTAATTTATAGCTATTTTTTACAGGTTTATTATGGAGTAAGGTCGGGAAATAGGCGTCGACAAATTTCGTTACAGATTTCTTTGCCTTTTTCTTGTCCTTCTTGTCCTTCTTCTTCTTGTCCTTTTCCATAAATGTGTTGGTACTCATAAATGTGCATGCACTAATATACTTTTGCGACATGTTTTCCTTTACACCTTTTATGTTATCCAAGTAACCATTAAATCCAAATGAATATTCTAGTGCCGCATGAAAGTCCGCATTTTTGTATAATTGATAAAAACATTTCATTGTATGGCCTATTTGTGCAATCTTTTTACAACACAATTTATTCGGTGTCACTTGTTTGAATTCCTTTAACATGTGGGTAAAAACGCTGCGATAACAGTTCATATTTTCAATAAATGCTGCATAGGTTTTAAATCCGGAGCATTGTTGTTCAAGAATAGTCATATTTTCAAGGGTTTTCTCTAGGTAATCACGCACAGTAAAGAGCTGTTCATGAATTTTCGACATGTTATAATAAAATTTACGACATGACATGATATTTTGATAGACTTGAATAGCATAAAATATTACGGTAGCAAAGACGTAAACAATTTTCTCCAAATTGGCACTAGACAAATCGAATATTTGACCTAATTGATGCTTTTTAAAGACCACTTTCAGTAATTCAATATATTTTTCAATAGTGATTGGCAGACCGCGTGCTTTTATAATGATAAGCGGAATAATCAGAAATATAAATGGTAACATTAGCGAAAAAATAGGCGAGGCCATATTGTAAATGCTAAGACATTGTAAGAATTTGGAACTGTTGTTCAACATAGAGAGACGTTCCCACTCCACGTAACTATATTTTTCAGCAAAACCAGTCTCGCCTTGAATCTCGGTCCAAATATTATTCATTTTCACTTGCTCTTCGGCAGTAATATCACAGGACTTGGTTTTATTTTTCAAAAGGGTTTGGGTTTCCTTTAAAAAGTTAGGATCCGCCGTATAATATTTACTCCAAAGCGGGATATTCTTCTCTCCGAAAATGGTCGTAGGATTTAAAACATATTTATATAATGACTCTTTTGGATCAGCGGGCAATAATTCTAAATCGTTAATAATATGTTCTTCTAAAACCGCTTTATTTTCAATAAAGGCAATCGGAAGTTGAAACCCGTCGGTCACTTCAATTTCCTCCTTTACTAGTTCTTCTTCTTTCATTTATTATTATTGAGAATAATAAGAATAAATTTGAACGAGTCTTTTTCTTTTGTTTATATTTTTTACATGTTTGTGGCCCAGTTTTCTGACAACTCTGATATTTCCGTATGATAATGCTGTTCGATTATTTTCAACTGCCGCATATCACGCTGTGTAACAAAATTAATTCCAACGCCTTTACGACCCCAACGACCACTGCGGCCAATCCGGTGAAGATAAGTATGCACACAATTTGGTACATCAAAATTAATAACTGTGCTCACTTGCTGTACATCAATGCCTCGCGCTGTTACATTAGACGAAATGAGCACACGATGTTTTCCACTGCGGAAATCTTCATAATTGCGTAAGCGTTCATCTTTCTCCATGCCGCTGTGGATTTGACAGACCGGATAATTATCGCTATTCATTGCTACATACAGGTCATTAACACGTTTCACACTATTGCAATAGATAATCGATTGACTGAGCGTGAGACTACTGTAAATATCCTTAAGGGTTTCATACTTGGAATCGTCATTATCCAGTGCGACATAATACTGTTTAATGCCTTCCAGTGTTAATTGTTCATTTTTAACTAAAATCTTTACTGGGTTACGCATAAATTTATCGGTTAAAGTATTTAATTCGGGCGGCATGGTCGCACTAAAGAGAGCCACCTGCACATTCGAGGGCATAAATTGGAAAATATTATAGACTTGGTCCTTGAAGCCAGAAGATAATAATTCATCGGCTTCATCAAGAACAAACAGTTTAAAATCTTTTGTCGCTAGTCGCTTGCGTTTAAGCATATCATGAATGCGGCCAGGACAACCAATCACTACATGCGGTATTTTATCACGCAAGAGTTGAATATTTTCATCTGTAGAAGTACCGCCGATCAATAATTGTGTACAGAGCGACGGAAAAAGGCGACCAATCGCATCTAGGACAGATTTGGTTTGAATCGATAATTCTCTGGTAGGCGATAATATCATAGCTTGAGTCGCATTTTTAGTTGTATCGATGAGTTGTAATATACCGATTGAAAAACAGGCGGTCTTACCGGTTCCTGATTGGGCTTGAGCAATGATATCTCTCTTATTAAAAATTGGCAGAATGGCTTGTCGCTGAATTGGACTAGGTCTTTCAAACCCATTAGCATATATACCTCGCAAAAGCTCGGTCTTCGCATTGAGTTCTTCCCAATCGTTTATCACTTTTGCTGCGCTTGCACTTGTACTGTCGGGAACTGCACTTGTACTATCACTTACATTAATGTCAGTCATTGTATAATAGTATTAATATAAAATTATGTTTAAGTATTATTTGAAAAATTGATATAAATATATATATACTATTATTACTAGCAATAATATTCAAATGGCTACTACCACTATCAGAACCTATATGCGTGCTGACTATGATAGAATTAAGCGTGAAGGGTTTACTTTTATTCTACCACCTGAAACCATCCAAGCAATTAAAACAATTGCCTCTAATGTAGGTGCTCCGGAATATATAAAAACGCCGCATTTTGAAAAACGTACACATAAAACACGTCCTCCGCCGAAAGAAATATCCGATACCGAATGGGATAATTTACGCAGTTTCAAAGCGACTACCCTAGAGAAGAAGAAGGGTGTCGAATTATCTATTGATAAAATCAGAAAGCATTTGAATAAAATGACCGATAAAACTTATGACAATTTGAAAGCACAAATCACCGAAGAACTCGAACTCATTATGAAAGAGACAAATGAAAATGCAGAGCTACTAGGCGAACTAAATAAGATCGGCGATGCCATGTTTGATATTGCGAGTGGTAATAGCTTCTATTCAAAGATGTATGCGACCTTGTATAAGGACTTGATGGCCAAGTATAGTTTTCTGCAGACGGTTTTCTTGGAAAAGATTAGTTCTGAAGTGTCAATATTCAAGGATTTCAACTATTGTGACCCGAATAAAGATTACGACGCTTTTTGTAAAAATAATAAGACAAATGAAAAACGACGGGCTTTGGCACTATTTTATGTGAATTTGCTTTTGCAAGAGATCGTTACAGGTGAAAAAATCACAACGATGTTGGAAGAATTACAGACGGATATGTTGCAGTATATCAAAAAAGAAGGCAGTGCGAATATTGTCGAAGAAATGTCGGAAGTGGTTTATATCTTGGCAATCAATGGAGGACCGAAGCTGAAATTATTTGCGGATGAATGGTCATCTATTGTTAATCGCATTACCCATATTAGTACTTTGAAGGCAAAATCGGAGCCAAGTATTTCAAATAAGACGATTTTCAAACATATGGATATGATAACTGCCTTGAAGAAGATTTAAATATATTTACATAGAAATAAACAAGGAATGGAGAATATTGTTTTTTCTTTGGAGGAGAAAGGTAATAATCTTTTATTAGGAGAAGAAGATTTGAATACTTTCTATGAGACAGGCGCAAGCGGTGCAGATACAGGGACAGAAAGCATAGCAGTATTAGAACACTATTATAAAGAAAATTATAATGTCAAGAGTTTACAGCAAATCTTGCAATATTATAGCATACCGAAAAAGAATATGACCAAAGATGAAATGATTCAACGGTTACTATTTTTTGAAATGGAAAATGAGAATAGAGAGATGACGATAAAGCGAATGCGTTTATGGCAAAATATTAGAGAATTGAAAGCGGATGCGTATTTTGCGAAATTTATCAATTTTAATGTTTAGATAATATATAATAAGATGAGCACAGGGACTTTTAGACCTACTACTACAGTCGAACGAAGTAAAATAGATGAAATTGAAGAAAGTATTAAAGCAGCACAATCAATTAAAGGATATTTTAAAAAAAAAAAATGATAATGATGCAAGGGCAAAAGCTCAATCTATGCAATTTATAGAAGGTATTCTTGGCGATTATCAACGATCGGCGGAAATTTCAACAGGTGGAATGGGTAAAAAATCTCATAGGCGAAAGGGTATTAAGCGTAATAAGAAAACTCATCGTAGGCGAAAGTAAACTTGTAATATTTTGTACACGTATAAAATATTATAGTACATATTAAAAAAAAATAAACCATATAAAAATTATAATCATATATAAATAATAATGGTGAAATCAATACTGGATAAAAGACTAGAGTATAATGAAAGTAGAGAGATTGATACCGATGATTTAGATTTTGATGCGAATTTATATGAAACAAAAATCTATGACCGAGATATTGTTTTTGCCTTAGGGAAACCCAAGTATACTTATATTGATAACAATATTGTTTATTACCCAATGTATCTAGTAGAAAAGGACGAAATCAAAATGCAACTAGGTTTATATGAAATCTTGGCAAATACACAGACGGAAATTATTGATGCAGATGGCGATATCGATTTGAATAAATTTGATAAACCGCTCTTGTATTCATTTACTTTGGAAGTAATGGGTAAGATACCTCTGGCAAATAAAGGTAAAGAAAAAGGTGCAGATAAGAAAAGTGCAGCAAAAAATCAACTTTGGATTCAGAATTTCATGAATGATCCGAATTATGGTATTATTGATACGAAATATGATGGGAATTGTTTCTTTAATGCGGTGAGACTAGCTTTGGAAGAAAACGAACAAGAAATTTCGGTAGATGAAATGCGGGATGTTTTGTCTACGAATGTAACAGAAGAAATCTTTCAGAATTATAAATCTCTCTATGAAGATTTTAAAGGTAATGAAGCGACTTTGACACGAGAGATTAAAAATATTACTGGACGGTTTAATGCTTTGCAGACAAAAATGAAAACGACCAAAGATCGCAGTTTACAATTGAGTTTTAGTAAGCAATCAGACGATATGAAAAAAATGCATGAAGAATTGAAAGGTGATAGGAAAGCGACTAAAGAGAATCTAAAAGATTTTGAATTTATGGCAGGCATTGATAATCTCTCTATGTTGAAATTAAAAATTAAGACTAGTGATTTTTGGGCTGATACTTGGGCTATTTCAACACTAGAAAGAGAGATGAATATTAAAATAGTCATTTTTTCAGAATTGAATTACAAAGAAGGCGATGAAATGAATGTCTTACAATGCGGACAATTGAATGACCGAGTCTTGGAAGAAAGAGGTATATTCGAGCCGTCTTTTTATGTACTGGTATCACATCATGGCGGCTATCATTATCAGATGATTACGTATAATAATATGAAAACGTTTACGTTTGAGGAGTTGCCGGTAGGTGTGAAAGATTTAATTACGGAAAAATGCTTGGAAAAGATGACGGGGCCTTATGCTTTAATACCGGAATTCA